CATTCTGTGATGGTGGTGATAAAGGTATCCGACTGCAGCCATTGGAAATCCAGAGAAACCGCACGATTTGCATCGATCTCTGTGTTTACATACACACCAATAGGAATGTCGATCTTCTGCGGTTTCGGCACCAGATACAGACTTCCGGCTTCGCTGGAACCCGACTGATAGGACATCACGATTTCCGCATTTTTCGTCAGAGACAGAGGCTTTGCACAAACGGTCAAGACCGACTTATCCCAGTTAAAACACGTCTGCGAGTAGGACAACATGAAATCATTTTCTACACTGCAAAACTGCGGATAAGCAGTCAGGAAATCCGCCATTGTCTGATACCTGCCGTCCAGAATCATGCTGAGATTTGATGCATAGGTCGAAATGGCATCCTGTCCGGACTGAAATAGAATGGTGTAATTTCTGCCGCTTGTCAGGTTGTCGATTTGCTTTTGCAGGCTCTCCAAAGTGCGTTCTGTCTTTTCTGAATAGACTGTAACCTTTGTGCTAAGTCCGTTGATTTGTGTGCCGAAACCATCCCATTGTGCGATTTTAGCGGCAGTGATCTGATCCAATGCGGATTGATTTTCGTGGGTATGTGCCTTTTCATTCAGTGCTGCAATGGCTTCCCGGAATGTTTGGATATTGTAAGTTGTATCATCCTCAAATGCCTGAAGAGCACGCAGCAAAGAGAGTTCATCTGCCGTCAAATCATCTAAAACATCCAGATTTTTATGAATGTGTGCCTGCTGTAAAAGTGGCTGAACAGCAGCTTGAATCAGTGCTTTTACGGCATCGGTATCCAGATAATTTGTCAAATCCGGAGAAACGCCGTCCTTTCCGTCACGCCCATCTCTACCATCTTTCCCCGGTAAACCATCTTTCCCATTTGTGCCATCCTTCCCGGGCAAACCATCTGCACCATCTTTTCCTGGTAATCCGTCCTTGCCATCAATACCATCCTTGCCTTTCAAACTCTCCAGCCATTCTGCAACTGTCCCCACAAAACCGTTTTCTATGGCAATTTCATAAGCAGAACGACCGTCCTTTCCGTTTGCCCCGGTTTGCATCTCTGAGAGTTTTTTCAAAAGCTGCGTATACAGATCCGGCGTCGGCGGAATTGGCGTATCCCCATCTGCAACAAACCCAGATGGTCGAATGTGAAGAGTTACTGGTATGGTTGTTGCACGCAATGTAGTATCGCTTTCTGCATCGTAGCCAAACAAACTCATCTTCACCGCACCGGGATGCAGCTCGGCAGGCAGCAAACAGGTTGTCCCGTCTATGCCAAGCACCACGTTGTATGTTTCTTCGCACTGGGTGAACTGCACCACTTTGTGCAGCGTTTTCCAAGCCCCATCAAACACGAACTTCACCGAAACAAATGCAATCTGGTCAGAAGCAATGACCTCTCGCTCCAGTGCTTCGATTTTTTGCTGTTTCACTAAAAATTTCATCATCCGTTTTTCACCTCGTTCCACACATTATTTTCAGGATCATATTCCAAATAACCGTCTGTACACTGGATTTTTTGCAGATAGTCGTTGTAATAATGCTTTCCGGAGGACATCCAGTTGGTCGGTTTGGTGATGGCGTTCCACTGTGCGATCGTGCCTTCATAAGTGATGGCTTTTAGGCTTTCACAATACGTCAGCATATTTTGTCCGAATGTCTTGCAATTTGCCGAAATCGTAAGATTGGACAATGCTGTACATCTTGTAAACGCAAAAGAACCAATGGAATCACACGCAACACGAGCAGTCTTCAGCTTTGCACAGCCGCTAAAAGCATACTTTCCCCATGTTTTTACGCTGGCAGGCACAGTGACTTCTGCAATGGCAGTGTGCTGAAATGCAAACGACTGAATTGCAGTAACAGTTTGCGGAATCGTAACGGAAGTCAGACCGGCGGTATAGCCGATTGCAGCATCTTCCTGTGCAAAAGCGGAATCACCAATGCTGGTCAGTGTAGCCGGCAGAGATACCGTTTTCGCATTGGCACAATGATAAAACAAACGGTCACCCAGACCAGTAATGCCATTGCTGAGTACGATTTCCTTGATCTGGTCGTTTTGATCAAACACAGAATCATGAGAGGTATAATCGTAGGTTGCACCCGTGCCACGCAGCAGCAGTTTGCCGTTGTCGTAGAGAACATAGTAGATATTTTCACCGCACTGTCCGGTCGCTAGGATTTCTCCTGCGGTCAAGTCATCTACCTTGGTTTGCAGTTCGGAAATCTGACTGTTCATCGCATCCAGCCGCTTTTGCAGTTCGTCCAGAGATGCTTGATTCTCTGTCATTTTCGAGAGCATCTCTGTTACTCTGCACTTACCAAGAATACACTTGCAGTATCCGCATTTGCTTTCATCCTCCCGATAATCAATCACATCTTCTGCTGTCAATTCTGTTGCTCCGGCTCGCAGTCGAACTGCTGCCAAGGTCAAATAGGTGGTCACATTATTGTTGGTGAACGAAGGAATGACGGGTTCGGTGGCAGCGATTCCAGGCTGAATGCGAAGACCGCAGGTTCGTGTGGAAAGGTCACAGAACAGGGCAATGACCACATAGCGATCCAGCGATTCATCTACATAAGAAGCACAATCAACCGTATGCAGCGTATCACTGATGAGATAATGCCCGTTGATCCACGCCTTGCCTGTGCCGAATGTAACGGATAAATTTTTGACCGTTGGTGCAAAGCACTGCCGGTACGTATCCAGAATCCCGTTGCAGATCAGGCTGGACAGATATGCGGTAAAATCCTCTGCGGTATACACCCGGTCAAGGTTTTGTGCGTTAAAAAATCCATAGGAAAAAGACATATGAATATCACTCCGTTTCTTTGAAAGTCGGGGTCAGACTTCTACCGTTCTGGTCGAAACTCTCCACCATGCCGATCAGTTGGATTCGAGGTTGAATCAAGCCAAATCTTCTCTGCTCCACAGTTACATAGTCGCCCACAAAGTAATCCTTGTTGTACTGATACTGGGTGGAAAAAGCAGCGATGGCGGATTCCGATGCCGTTTTTGGCTGCACCAGATGCTCCGCACCGCTGCTTTTCAAAATTTCTAAATATTCCGCATCGGTCACATCTTCTTCCTGTGCCGTGTTTCGCTCGTCTACATACACCTCATAGCGGTCAAGATAGGTCGGCTCTGTACCGGAACAGAAGGTGGTTCGTTTTCTGGCATTTCCTTCACCGCAGCCCAGCACATAGGCGAAGTTTTTCTGCACGGCATCGTCCGCCGCATAGGAAAAGGATAGCAGGTTGTTGTACGCATCGGAAAATACGATGTGGGGATTTTCATCCTGCAACAAACTGCGGTCTGTTCCGAAAAACAGATCGCATTTCAGAGCATTTCCATCCAGCCGCACATTTGCTGAACCGCCGATGGTTTCACAAAGGCTGTACAGCCATTCCAGAATATTGTCATAGCTGACCTGCATTCGTGCGGTTTTCTGCCAACAGTCACCGGAAACCGTTCCCATGGAAAAACCGGGCAGATTGCGGATTCCGGCGGAGATGACATTGCGGGACAGCACCTTGCGGACGATGTCCTCATAGCTGCCGTTTGCGGTGATGGTGGGATAGATGATTCTTCGTTCCAGCAGACAGGCAAGAAACCGTTCGGTGACAGTCAGATAATCGCCCTTTTCGGCATCCGTCTCCAATTGCAGAGATTCAATGATGCCGAAGTGCTGTGCATCATCGCTCCTCGCCACAATTCTGCCACGCTGAAAGATGGATACATTCTGGGGACTGGCGGCGATATACACCTCAAAGCAGCCGCACTGGTAGAACTCAATGTCCCATAAGAGCGAAGAATAGCTGTCGCAGATAGCTTCCAAAGAAACAGAAATGCGGTTTTTTTCTGGGATAAGGTTGTAAATTTCCAACTGCAATTTTCACACTCCCAGATAAGAATTGCGGTGCAGCAAAGTCACACGCAGCTTTTTCACCCCACGAACTGCCTCGACCCGAAAAGTATTTGTGCCTTCCTTCAAGGTCAGCCAAGTGGAACCGGAAACCAGCCGGTTCAGGATGTTGCTGTCCACACCATTGCGTGTCAGCGTAACGGTTTTGTTTCCGGTTTTCGTGGTAACCGTAATGACATCGCCGGTCAGAATATCGCCTTTGATTTGCAGATATTCTCCGTTTTCATTGTAGATGGTCGGTGTCACGGCAACCACTTCCTGCGGAATATCACTGGGCAGTGCCTCGATTCGCAGCGTGAAACCAGTTTCATCTCCGCCATTGGTGATAGAGAACAGATTGCTGGTGGAGTACACGCCCAAAGGAAACGGAGCATCGCTCTCCGGAAAGGGAAAGTGAAATGCTCCGGTGATGCCGCTGTAATAGGCATAGAAAAGATCCCGACTGTACCAGTAAATGTCCGGACAGAGAATGGAGATCTGCCCGCTGATCTGCTGCTCGAAATTTGATACTTCACAGGTTTCCACATACCCCTCAGCATAGACATCGATGTTCGCCGTCTTGTACCAGATTTTGATGTATCGGGACGGCTTGACCACATGATACAGCTGATGCCGCCGTTTCTCGATGCCGATGCCACGCATGGCAAAGGAGATGACTACGTTTCGCTTTTCGATAAAGGCGTTGTTGAGATAGCTGCCGTTCATGCCTGCATAGGTAGAGGTGCTGATTGTTCCAGCCGGAGGGTTGAGTCCGTCTATTTTTGAGGTCATGTATTGGTTGGCGGTGGTGGTTAAATTTATTTGTTCGCTGGATTGGTTTTCGAGGATAAGTGTGAAAAACATGGGCTGCACCCCCCTTTACATTTTGGGTTTGATGATGTATAATGGAAACAACAGAGACGTAGGTTCGCTACGCAAAATCGGAATTTAGAGGAGTTGTGGCTTATGAATTTAAAAATGATACGTTTATCCAAACCAAATCCAGATAACCTGTTTTCTAACTATGAAAATCAATTAGAACCGCAGTATTTTTTCACATCCTCGGTTTCAAAGACCTTATTTGAAAATAGCCAAAGAACTTTATTGCAGATTTCTGAAGATGAAATACGGGATTATATCAACAATGATGATCTGTGTAATGATGAAGAGGGAATGTTCCCGAAACGATCGGTGCTTACAGGTGAGTGGTATATTAGGTCAGTATCATTTGAAGATGATATTCTTTCGATTGAAACAGCACTGCTTGGAACTGATCTTGGATATCCAGACGATTATTTGGGATTAGAATTGATATTTATTTATGATGATGAATCGAAAGAATTTGCTTTTGACGGGATAAACAGTTCTGCACTGTAAATTCTGATTTACCGAGAAAAAGGAGCGACTCAAATCGCTCCTTTTTAAATATTCAGTGCATTCCTCGTCAACCGATAAATCTCCAGCCGTGACAGTGATTTTGGGCTATTGTTGGTCTGGTTCACTGTGCGGCTGTTGTCGTTATTATAGTAATTGTTGACCGTGCCGCCGGAACTGCCGCCGACTATCGCACCGGAGATACCATTCAAACTATAATTCAAATCAGAATCCATGGTCAGCTGCATGGCTTTCGCCACACCGCCCACTGCTTTTTCCACATACTTCTTGCTTTTGTCGATGCCGTCTGCCAGCCCTTTCATAAAGTCTGGCATCCAGCTCTCGTAGTCTGTCAGCTGTCCTTTGTCCGGAACAGAGAAGTGCAGGAAATCCCGAATGGTATCGGCAACATTGGTGACACAGTCCGCCAGCCAGCCGATGGCACTCTGAATGCCGTCAATGATTCCCTGAATGATGTCCCGTCCCCAGTTCCAGGCATCGGACGCCAATCCTTTGATATATCCCACAGCGGCATCAAATCCATTCTGAATGGTGGACTTGATGCCGCTGATTTTATCAGAAACCGCAGAACGAATGTTGTCCCAGATGCTGGACACCGTAGAAGAAATGCTCTGCATCACGTTGGAAATGGTTCTCTTGATGCTGTTCCAGATGTTAGATACCACCGACCGGATGGCGTTCAGAACATTGGAAACCGCAGAACTGATCTGATTCCAGATAGACGATACCACAGAAAAAATGGTATTCATCACACTGGAAATCGTGCCGGAGATGCTGTTCCAGA